CTGGCGACCGCGTACAAATCCTTATAGTTCGCACCCAGCGCAACAAGCGCGGCTTTCGCCTCGGCGAGCGTTGCCCCGCCTTTGAGCATTTCCCGGATTGTGCCGATGTCGTTGTGTGCGTTCGTGAGGCTCGTTTGCAGGGCGGTGTCCGTGGCGTGCATCTGCACGATCTCCGCTTTTATCTCCCGGTCGGTCTGCTGCAAATCGGTAATATCGGCATGAACCGTCACGAGGTCGGCTTTGATCTCCTCGTCGGTGGCCTCGAGTTCCTTTATGTTGTCGTAAACATTCTTAAACTCGTTCGTGTTTTCCGTCTCATGTTGCACGAAGTCCGCCGCGAGCTGGTTGTGCTTGCGTTCCAGCTCCTCGCCGTCCGTGCGGGCATACTTGTCATTGAGCAGCGTCGGGAGGTTCTCCACCGCATCGACGGGGATTTTGTCCTCGTCCTTGTGCCAAAAACTGTCTATCCAATCCGAGAATTGCTCGGCTTTGGGGTAAAGGCCGCGCTTGAACCACGACTTTAATAGTGCTCTGCCTCTTGTTGCCATTCCCTTTATTTTGTGCGCATAATGTACGCGAGTGAATAATACGGCGGGCGGTTCTCGTGGGAATAA